TTTTTTTCTTGAACCATAACAATTATCATCTCCTTTATCATTTGACATACTAAATTCAAAATCTCCACCCTCATAATCTTGTTCATCACTTAACTGAATTATCGCTGTTATCTTTCTTAGTGAAGTAGAACAATCACCTATGTCTAAATGCCAGTCATACTTATCAGTATCTTCGTATCTTAAAACAACAATATCCTCTAATTCATATGGTTTTTTCAAGTCGAATTGAAAATTAAGTAGATTAGACATCTCACAAGCCATAATAATATGTTTAGTCAATTTGAATCCGTCTGACAAAACCACATCATTTTTTAACCTTATCTCTTGAACTTTTCTAACATCTTCATTTATCACATCTGAATCATCTCCTTTATAAGTTCCTGCGACGGTAGATTTATGTGAGTTAGATTGACCAAACTTTTCTATCAATTCATCACATTGTTTTGATGTTAAAAAGTTTTCTCTATGCAATACAAACTGAAAGTTTTTTTTCTTTATCATCTAAAAGGTTCTCCTGAAATAATTTCTCTCATAATATATCTCTCTCCACTTGTTAATTCTGTAACCATATGACTAATGATAGATGGAAATATTAATACATATCCTTTTTTGTATGGTGTTTTAAAAAACTCTCCGTCATTTACAAATGCAAAATGTAAATCTCCACCCTCAAATTCACTTTCATCTGATAACTGAATTAAACAAGTAAGTTTATTTGTTGATACTTTTCCTTTATCATAGTCTGCGTGCCAATCAAATCTATCACTACCACTATACTTTAATGCTTTTAAATCTTTTGATACCCCACTTATATTGAAGTTCCAAACTTGTTTATTTAACACTTCTACATATGGTTCTAACTTATCATTAATCCAAGTATAGTCGTGTTTTGTATTTTGAAACGCATATAATTCTACAAAAGTTCTATCCTTGACTATATTATCAAATGACTTTTCGTTTGCATTTACAATGTGAGCACCCTCATAACCAGACACCCAATTAGTTTCTTCTTGTAATTTATTAATTATGTCATCACATTGTTCATTAGACAAAAAAGGTGTATGTGTAAACCATTGAAAGTTATTGTTCATCTAAAAGTTTTCCCTTGTATCCAAGTTAACATTGTATATCTATCCTTATCGTGAAATTGTAAAACCTTGTGTGCTGCAAAAGCTGGAAATATTACTATCCTACCTTGTTTTGATTCTATTTTGTTATTCCAAATCTGTAATCCACCACCCCAATAATCATCATTCAAAAAAACAACTGATGTCAGTTTGGTATTAGTGTCCACCAATCTATCAGGACCGGCTGCGAAGTCTGAGTGTAGTGTCTTTTCCTCTTTAAAAACTCCCTTTTTGTAATACTTTCCCTCTTGTAATTGGACACAATCAATATCAAAATTATAATGTATATCATTTGAAAGTTTCATAATCTTCCAAACTTTGTCTAAATATTTATCCTCTTTGAGTTCTATTGCCTGTGTTGGTTCTGAGTTATCACGACTACTATCTACAATATCTATAATCTCTTGACACTCTGATTCAGATAGAAAATTATCTCTTGTTAGATACCATTGAAAACTTTTACTCATTTGAAATGGTTTCCTACAAACAATTCTTGTATTACATACCTTGTTCCCTTTGTAACTGGTGTTACATTGTGAGATAGAAATGTAGGGAATATTGTTAGAGAACCTTTTAGTTGGTTCATTGAATACCACTCTTTTGTATGTTTATCTTGGATACCGAATTGAACCTCACCACCCTCATATTCACTTGGGTCTGTCAGTTTTCTAACTGAACAACTACCTGCATTGAAATCTGTATGCCAACCATAAAATCCACCCTCGTGATACTTTATGAGTTTTAGTTCATCATCAGCACCTTCAATATCAAACTTAAAGACACCTTGATTTACCATTTTTACAACTTGATATATTTTGTCTTGTAACCATTTCCAATCCCCATTACATTTATCAGGTCTGTAAGGATTAATTGGTTGGTCAAATAAATACCACTCCTCAGTAACTCTTATTTCTGGTATGATTGCTGCTTCACCCTTTTCACCACCGACTCCACCAACAACTTTTTGTTCTGTGTTAGTTATTTGTTCTATCAACTCATCACATTTTTCGTGTGATAAAAATGTAGGTATTTGTATTGAGTATTTGAAATCTTTATTCTGTATCAAACTCATCAGAAACTAAAACCCTATTTGCGAAATAATTTTTACCATTATCAGTTCTGTTGATATTGTATGTAATTTTTTCCACATTATTTACCTCTATATTGACAACTTCTCTTTCTTGTAATTCATCATTTAATACCACATCACCAATGGATAATGGTGCTTTGTATCCACTTCCAACCACATAAAATGGGTGGTCATCAGTTGCCTCAATTTTTGTATTATCATTAAATTTATATGTAACCATATTGTCGTGTAGAACTTTTACGGTTTCTAACACTTTTGAATTTTGTAATTTACCAGTGTCCTCATTGTATGTTTTTATCATATCGTTCGGTCTGATTTTACATATCGGTTGATATGTTCCGTCTGCCAATGTAATCATAGTGTCATAAGTAAAACAAAAACTTCCTGGTCCACCTTTATTGTGGACTAACATATCATTGGCGAAATAATTATAATGAGTTTCAACTCCCAATGAATATGTTTGAACTGGATTAATGTCTTCTTGAATGTCTGTTATATTGGTTTCTACAATTTTATTACCTTGAAGTTCTAAGCATTTATCTCCAACTTCTAATTGTTCAGATTTAATATTATATCTTTTTTCTGTCCATTGTGGTTTGTATGATGACCAACCTTTTCCAACTATCCAGTATGGGTGGTCAAATGTGTTCTTTGTTTTTTTATCACCAAAACTAATCTCTATGATATCTGCGTGTGTTGGTGTATCGATTGATAATACTTTACCCACTTTGATTTCTTTTGTGTTGAAGTCATAATTCTTAATTTCATCACCTACTTCAATGAGTTCTATCGCCTTTGTAGTTCCGTCTCCCATTGTGATTGGTGTTCCTGCTACAAAACAAAATGGTGGAATATTATGGACCAAAATATTAGATTGAAAATATGTATCAATGTCCTCAACATTTAATCCGTAAAACATTTCATCTGACAATACATCAGTTTTTGATGTAATTTCTAACTCACTACCATCACTATTTAAAAAGTAATCTCCGATTGCTATATCAGTCGATTGTTTCCAACTCCAAGTATCTCCTGTTTTACAAAAGAATTTTCCACCTCCGTGTATGGTATGTGGAATCGCAGGGACTTTTATACTTCCGTTGATTAAATAATAACCATATTCTCTATTGTTAATTGTCTCAACGACAATGGAACCAGAAGAAACTGAACCACTTAAATCTGTCGTTGTATAACTTTCCCAACTTATACCTTCTGATTCATCTGGCATACCAATCGGTTGATATGATTTAACAACATCACCAACTTCTACATCTTGGATTTGTTTTGTTGAACCATCATACATATTGATTAAACTTCCACTTGCTACTATTCTTAAAAATCTTGGTTGTGGGTGATATACTTCACTTCCTGACATAATGAACTGACTTGAGTTAGTTATACTTTGGTTAACATCTTGTCCCGCGTTTATAATCTCCGTTGGTGTTGCCCAATAATATTTTTTATTAGTGAGTAAATGTCCTCTTCCACCACTATAACTACCACTTGATATTATAAACTTTTCAGTTATGTTCCCATTGTCCACTGCGTCTTGATATGTAGTGGTTCCTGATTGATATTTTCTAAATCCTATGTCGTGAGTTCC